CTCTTATTGTCATTCCCGCGGAAGCGGGAATCCAGAGTCTTTTGAAGAGTCAACGAGTAGCGATGAATTGCTCCGTGGGGAGGGGTGAGATAACTAACTACCGAGAAATGCGATAACTCACTTCCGGGATACCTTACGATCATTTAACGGTAGGGAGAAATGGGGTGATTTTCAAATGAAATTTGAATGGGGGGTTTTGGGGCGGTGGCCGGTGCTATCATCAACCAGTCGACTTCCACTTATCGAATTCAAATATAAATTGTTCTGGTGACTCTTTTCATCAAAGTTGATAACCTTTTTCCCGAAATAACCTCAGACAGGCATCTGCGACATCAGTGTCGTAAAGGGCTCCTCTGTTCTTCTCAATCTCCTCAAGGGCTACTTCAATGCCCAAGGCCGGACGATAGGGGCGGTGAGAAGCCATGGATTCCACCACATCTGCGACAGCCATAATGCGAGCCTCCATAAGAATGTCATCCCCTTTCAGATGCCGTGGATAACCAGAACCATCCATCCGCTCATGATGCTGATAGACTATCTCCGCCAGCGGCCAGGGCGATTCCACATCCTTCAGAATATCGTATCCTTTTTGGGCATGTTCCTTAACCAGGAGAAATTCGAGCTCTGTAAGTCTTGTCGGCTTGGACAATATCTCCGCCGGGACGGACAGTTTCCCGAGGTCATGAATGATCCCTGCCATTCGGATACCGTCAATTCTGTCTTGGGAAAGCCCAATCTCCTTGGCAATAGCTCGGGCGAGATCGGCTACCCGCCTCTGATGGCCCGCCGTATAGGGATCTCTTGTTTCAACGGCAGACACCATGACCTGAACAGTCGTGCCAAACGACTTTCTGAGACTTTCAAGGGCCTGTAGAAGTTGCTCCTCCGCCAACTTGCGATCGGTGATGTCCTGCAGCGTTTCAATGGCGGCTAATATTTTTCCGTTATCATCGCGTATAGGCGCAGCATCAAACAATAGGTACCTGTTTTTCCCGCCTAAATTGGGATACCAGCCTTCGGCTCGTATCCCATCGGGTATGAGGACGGACCTCGCATAGATTGTGTAAAATGTATTCATCTCATTATATTTATTGTCAATAATTATGTCCGCGACACATGGATGGGGATGTTCATAGAAAGCCTTCCAGTGGTCACTGGTGCCCAGCAAATCATCTGATTTTATTCCAGTGAGATCCTCACATGCCTTATTCCAGTAAATGACTTTATGTTCTGCATCGACGACAAAGGTGGCCACAGCAGAACATTGAACAATGGATTCTATAAACCTGTCTTTTTCCTTTAGTTCTTCTTCCCCAAGCTTGCGATCGGTGATGTCCCGATTGCTGCCCCGTCGACCCAGATACTCATTTGCGTGATTGTATACGCCCTGGCACGCGTGACCGATCCATCGCTCTTGACCATCACGGGTTATAATGCGATATTCCAGTTCGCAAGCATCGGATCTGCCCTGCAACGTATTGTGGATGTGGTCGAATAAAAGGTGCTTGTCATCGGGATGGGTGATCTTCTCCATCAGGTTCGGGTCTTGCTGAAATTCCTCAACCCGATACCCGGAGATGCGCTCACAGGCAGGGGAGACATAAATATATTCCCCATCGGGATCCAACCAGTACTCCCAAGCATGGGCGAAGTCAGCCACTGTGCGGTATCTCTCTTCGCTTTCCTTAAGCGCCTCTTCTGCCCGTTTGCGATCGGCGACGTCGTAAACGATAGAGTAAAGCAGGGCTTTGCCTTTTATTCGTATAGGCCCGCTGTAGACTTCCACATCGCGGATCGTCCCATCAGCCCGTCGGTGCTTGAAAATAAAGTGATTTCGTTTCTCGAATAGCGCCAACTTCATCTCCGCAGAGACCTCTTCTTTTGTTAGAGTGTTGATCTCGTCAATTCTCATTTTCGTCAACGCATCCCGACTCCATCCATAGTAAGCACTTGCGGCGGGATTGGAATCTATAATGTTGGCATTATCCGGATCGATGAGCAGCATGACGGCATGGTTGTTATTGAACAGGCTCTTGTAGCGTATCTCGCTTTCCTTAAGCGCCTCTTCCGCCCGAAGGCGGTCATGGAAGATTGACGCGATCCTCGAGATGCCAACGACCATCAAGATGGATATCGCGAGGGCTACGAGCTCCGCGTTTAGATCGGGTCGGAAGGTTATCGCTCCGGTAAGCGAGCGGATGAGAGTGATGCCCCGCCGCAGGGCCATGAGCGTCAATGCCGTAGCGATGAGGCTCCAGGCTGCCCGCTTGCCCGTAAGAGGAATGAGCCTGAAGGCCATGATGGCCGCGATGAGCTGCAGAAGAATGGATAGTGTCAAAATGAATAATGTTACAGTCATGAAGGCGTCTTTCTTGTGTCCGAATGTGATAAATATTCGCCTCAGTGTGGGGCAATTAGATTGACCTATTCTATGTTACGTATACTCTCAAGGACGCTCGTTAAAAAAGCGTCGCCCGATTGCACGATGGATTGTTGGAGCTTAAAAAAAGGGACTATAAATTTATCTGCATCAGTATAGCCAGTTTTATATGCCGTCTTTTCAGTAGCAATAATTATATTAAGTTTTTCCAGATCGGCCGTCACTTTATCGTATAGTGGCCGGACTGAGGGGAAGTAGACGTCAACCAGCATCTTAATTCGGCCGAAATAAATCGAGCCCCTTTTGCTTTCCGGAGTTATCGCATCAAAATATTGGTCCCGGGCCAATTTACCCTCCATTATGGATAAGTTTTGTAGGGAATATAAAGTGATCTCATTCAACCATTTGTCGGTTAGCTCATACAGTTCTTCGCCGCGACTGCGCAGAAGCTCTATTTTGCGCTGTTGATACTTATGGTCAAGCTGTATTTTTAGCCGGGCCGTGTTGGAGTGATTTGTAAAAAAAACGCCAAGTAAAGCGATTGCGCCACCAGCAGCGGTTGCCAAGATAGCCACATAAGGATCAGTCATTTCGAATCCTTCTATTTAAGAATAGAATTCTGGTTCTTCGCCAGGATTGACGATGGGGTTTGTTAATGTGTGAAACGCTCTAATTCGATCAATCAGTTCGAAACCTCAGCCTCGTCTTCCTCGTCAGAAAAGAGGTTGTCTATGGATTCCGGGATATCATGCACAGCCTGTTTAACGGATTCCTCACCCTTCATGCGGATCGCCATGCTCTCCCGGTATTCTCTGGCTTCGGCCATCGTGGTGAGTTGCAGATCGATACCCTCTTGTCTTGCCCATTTCTCGATATCATCAAGAGATGCAGTGAAAAATTCTCTTCGCGGATTCACTAAATTCAAACGGCAGGTTTCAAATTGTTTATGAAGTTTGTATTCGAGATCCGGTGCGTTATCCGAATAGATCATTGTATGGATGTCATAAGAAAAGGGTACAGATGCATCACCAAGTTCTCTAATTCTGTCCGTGGGTTCAAGGCGTCTTGTCATGCCGATCTTAAAAACATTTTTCCCAAAGGAACCTATGTTGGAAATAATATAAACATGGCCGGATTTTGTTATCTGAGCGCGGGAGATCGCCCGTTCCTTCATTTCCTGGGCGGCCTTTAGCTGTTCCTCAAGTTTAGATATTTTGTCATTTAATTTAATTAATTTGTCGCCGCTCGCTTTCGCCACCTCTTCACGAGCCTTCTCGAAGGCTTTTGAAAGACGGGCTTCCTCCTTTTCGGCTTCTTCCTTTGCCCGTGCAATCTCCCTTCGGGCCTGCTCTTCATCCCTCATCTCTTCCCTGATTCTTCGCTGCTCATCTTTTGCCTGTTTTGTTTTTTCCTGTAACTCGTAGGTCAGACGCAATTCTTTCAGCTTCAGATCGAGATACGGAGTGTTTATGTGGCTCTGGTTGACCTCGCCAGATTTGTTGATTTTCTCAAAAGCCTGCTTTATTCGTTCTTCCATCTTAATTATGTTGTCCCAACGCACTTTGGCCAGCGCCGCATCGCATTCACCGTTAAAAGCGCGAAGCATCAATTTATGATTCTGCTTTGTCATTCTTTTCCCTGCCGCCTTGCTTCCCTGCACAGTCCACTCGATGTCGCATATTACAGCCCTGTCCATGCGGATCATGTCTTTTTCGTTTTCACGAAGCGCCCCCAGTTGTTCTCGGAAGGCATCCGGAGTATCGAAGTCGAAGTGTGGTTTGTAGATGCCGAAATCCATCATATCGGCCGTCTCTTCGAGGAGGCTGATTTCTTTCTGCAGCTTCTCAAATATATTGTGTGCCTTGTCGTATTCTGCCGTCAGACGCTTCTTTCTATCGAGAAACTCTGCCTTGAGCGAGTCCCTTTCATGCGCGAGAGATTCGATCTCCAGCTTAATGCGATCGCGCTCGCCCTCTACAGTAATGATGGGAGCATATTTGGTTTTTAGGGAGACGGCCTCATTCCGTGCCTTGAAAAAAAAGAAAAGAATGATTATGACCGCCATTGTTGAGATCGCGATAACAAGCAAAATCGTATTCATGGGGCACCTTTAGAAGTGGATGTAGATTATGTTGCCTTCTTTTTTATTCGCGGTCGGCCGCGAAAAGATTTAACAACATCACCAATTTTCGGATGCGGATCAAGGGCGCTGAGCTGGGCCATGACCGCGTCGATCTTTCGCTTGTCGCCCTCTTTAAAAATTTCAATCAATAGAAACTGCATCGATCTGTGATAACTCTGTACCTCAGAATGCAACCTGCCTTATCCGACAAACATAGCTTTGACCAAAAATTCTTTTATATCCTTCAAGAACTGACTGTGTTTATGCTCAACATTAACGAACAATTCAAATAACGATTTTATTCCCGGATCGGATGTCTTGTCGAGAAGTCTTTCATAGAAAACTACAACTTTTTCTTCCAGGACCAACGCCCTATTGATATTTTCCAAATCGTCCTTGCTAATCGTCTGTATCTTGCCGGTGTCCAGCATCAGGCTCTCCAACATATCCTGTACGGTAGTCTTTTTGAATTTATTGGGCAACGGGTCCGGCAATTTCCCAACTCTTTTTACTTCTTCGTGTAGCTCTTTTAGCCCTTCGTAATGAATCTTTTCTTCATACGCCAGGCGTTCGAATATTGATTTGCCCAGGGGAGTCGTGGTTGTCTTAAGAATCTTTTCGTAATATTCTTTTTCAATGAGTTCGTTTTTCGCTGCCATTTCAATGGCACTTAAACGCTCTATCATGACACCCTCCTTTTTATGATTAACCAACAACTCCCGTATAAAATAAATCGAGGAAGACTTTTCCCCATTGAGAATCAAATTGCGTTCCTAAATTCTTCTTGATTTCATCTATGGCGTGCTCCGAAGCCATTGCTTCACGGTAGGGCCTGGCAGAAGTCATCGCATCATAAGTATCTGCAATGGCCATGATCCTTGAGCATACGGGGATCTTTTCCCCCATGAGGCCGTCCGGGTATCCCTTGCCGTCAAATCGTTCATGGTGGTGGCGGACAAAAATGGCGACATTTTTTAACATGTCGATAGGCGAAAGGATCCTCCAGCCTATTTCCGCATGGCTCTTCATGTGTTCAAATTCATCCTGGGTCAATCGATCCGGTTTATTCAAGACTGCTTCCCGTACACCAACTTTTCCTATGTCGTGAAGCTTTCCTGCCAACTCGATATCTCTCAGTTCCGGAGAGATACCCATGACGTGTTCAGCCATTCTTACTGAAATTTCGCCGATGCGCATGGAGTGGCCTTTGGTGTAGGGATCTTTTGCTTCCAGGGTGTTGACCAGGCTCGTCATGGATTCGACGTAGAGACCCTGCAGCTTTGTCGATAGTTCAATGGTTTTTTCCTGGAGTTCTCTCAGGTAGGAAGCTCTCTCTTCTTCCAATTTTCGCGTTTCCGTAACATCCTTCGAAATGACAACGGTACCGACTTTCTTATCAGGACCGTATTCGATGCGTGAGTAGGTGTTTTCATAATAACGACCCATTCTCTGATCATGGATTTTGCGAGTGAAGGTGGTCTGCTTACCCTCTTTTAGATAATGCAACGCCCTTTTCACGCGTTCGCGAGATTTATCAGGATGGCATAAAAGAACTGGCTCGCCGATTTTTTCCTCACGCGTGATATTGCGTATTTTTTCAGCAAGGTTGTTGACGAAGAATATATTATCGCCGCTATCAACGATGATCACACCTTCCGGCAGTTGTTCCAAGGCGGCCTCGAAAATTCCTTCATCTTTTTCGCTTTTCATGGCTCAACCATCCAGAACAGGTGATTGACTAATTCTAAATAACTAAAAAGGGGTGCGAGAAGCACAATATTAATGTTTGTCGTTTTTATTTGGACTTACATTCGTTACATTGTTCTTTTCTTGGTGGTGTTTCGGACTTTTTCCATCCCGGAGCGGGATAGTGGTTTTTAGAACATGATTTTTCCCAGTGGTAAGTGTCGCTATCCTCTTTGTAATAGTAAGGTGATGATGGTTTTGACATTTCAGGCCCTCCTTTTTGTTTTATTATCGCACCCCCCTTCATTTAAGCAGATGACTTTTTTGTCTTTTGATGTCTTTTTTGTAATAGATCATTTTAAGGGTTACCACCGGCGTTTATCATATGGGCTCGGATTTGAAGGATACAATTCTCTCGGGCTATTGCTTTGCGGTGTTATCGTTCCTGTGTTCGGGTTGTAATTGCCGGGATAGCTGTAATTGTCCGTTCGACTGCTATTCGGCGAGGTTCTTTCATATGGCTGGACCCAGGTGTCCTTTACTCCATCACCATTTGTGTCGCGCCAGTGTCCGCGTACTCTTTCAGCGCCTGCAATAGCCGGGAATGCAATAATCAAAACCACGATCAAAATTATGATGTTTCTCATGACTATTCCTCCCTTCTGTTTTCAATATTAAAAATTCTTTTTTAAAATTTCAGATCCGCAGTGTTTGCATTTTATTGCCTCAAATTTAATTTCCTCCGCACAGTATGGGCATTTTTTAAAATCTTGTGAAAACTGAGTGTCTGTTGTTTTTACTGCCATGTTTTTACCCAACGCCCCACATTGAGGGCACTTATATTTATCGCGTGCCCAGCCCCAGAAAATTAATCCTGGCAATAAGTAAAATAAAACACCGACCAAAATTATAAATTGAGGCAAGTTATAATATGATAGCCATCTTTTCATTTCTCCTGCAAATCCACACGCCAGACATTTTCTTTTTTCTATTTAATTTAGAGCCATAGTTTACCTTACCTGTCGACAGTCACCTCTCAATTTCTCTCCCGAACCAAATGACCTTGCCGTTGATATGAATCTGCTCGATCTGAGCCTCCATGACTTTGTACTTCGGATTATCGCTTATGATCTGTACCTTTTTGTTGGGGTATTCCGGCTGAAGCCTCTTAATCATGATGGTGTCGTCCACGGCAACAGCATAGATCCCGCCATGGGGATCCAAATAATCGCGGCTATGGTCGACAAGGACCAAATCGCCGGACTGTAGCGTGGGCTCCATACTGTCCCCGCTTACCTTTATTAGTGCCATATTTTTCGGGTCGCCCCTTTTCATGATCCATGCCCGCCTGAAGGCGATCCGCATTTCGATATGGTTCTCAGGAACCAAGCCACCACCGGCGCTGATCTTCCCACTCACCTGGGGAACGTAAACGAATTCCCCTTTGGGGTCATTTTCATCGCTGATTCGCTCCTTATCAAACTTCTCGCCCTCACCCGTTAATATCCACTCTTCCCTTACGCCGAATTCCTTGCAAATCGCCGTTCGCATAGAAGATGATAAATCAAGTTCTTCATTCTCTATTTTTGAAATAGTACTCTTATCGCGATAAATATTTTGGGCAAACTCAGTCTGAGTTAGACCTAAATCTTTTCTTAACTCCTTGATTCTTTTACCTATTGACATATAAAGTCCAATAATTATACCCATTATGATTAATCAATTATTTATCTTGACATAAGTTGATTAATCAATTATTAACCATCAAGACACCTTGATAATCACGGCAAATAAAAAAGCACGAATACTACCATGCTTGAACCGCACCAAATAAGAGCAAGACTCTTGGAGCAGGGCATTCTGGTCAACGACGTTGCCCGGACAATGAAGGTAAGACCCGTCACAGTCAGCTCCGTCATCACTAAGAAAGGCAAATCCAAACGCATTCAAGAATATATAGCCCGAAAGATAGGCGAATCGTTCGAATCTGTATGGGGTAACTGAATCGGTTTTGACCATATCAAAAATTGAGGGGAATGCAATGTCAAAATTTAAGAAGAAAAATGACAACGGGCAGTTAAACCTTTTCGAACTGCTCAAGCCCGAAACCCCGCCCCCGCCCGGCAGCATGGATATCAGCATGCGCCTCAGGCACGCCGTCTCCAACGCCATCAAAAAATCAGGGAAAGACCGGATCGACATCTGCGCGGAGATCTACAAGCTCTCAGGAAAAGAGGTCCCGAAAAGCACGCTCGACGGCTGGTCAGCGGAAAGCCGCGACCTGTCAAATGACAGCATCGATTTTAACGGGAACAAGCGATGGGGGATTTCCGGCGACGTCATCCCTGCCTTTTGCGCAGTGACAGGCGACATGGAGGTCCTTTTCATCTTGGTGGAGTCCTGCAACTACAAAGCCCTGAAGGGCAAGGATGTGGTCAGGGCAAGGATGGGCTTACTGAGAGAGGAGATAGCAAAAAATACGCTGGAACTGAAAGTCTTGGAAAAGAAGTTGATCGAAGCTGAATAGGACGGAGGTGAAGTGCATGGTTGCTAAGAGTTGTAGGAAGATCGACGTACTGACGAACACGGACGCGATTCTGGCTGTCATCCAGGATTCACGAGAGCCTATGACCATCACGGACATTGCCAGAGTGACGGGCCTTTCCGTCGATACTGTGTTTCGGCAGATCGGGACGATGGCTGATCTCCGATGGGTTGAAAAGATCGGCGACGGCTATGTCCTGGGCATGAGACTTGCCGTTTTATGGGCCAAAAAAAAGAGCCTTGCTGAGACAAAGTTGGAGAAAGCGCAAGCGGAACTGGAAGAACTAACGGGAGGTCAAAATGGGTAAGAGCTACGCGGATAAGGTGCATAAGAATTACTCAGAAGCAGCAGATTCGATGGCGGCCCAACGGCGAAATGTGGAAAAGGCTGCAGAACTGGCGCAGCAAGACAAGGAAAAAGCCATTGCCAACATCTTTGAGATGGCAGGAAAGATTAAGGCCACGAACTTTAATAAATCGCAGGCCGCATTTTTCAGCCTCTTGATGCTTAAGAAAGTGAAGGACGCAAAAGAATATCGAACGTCGATGGGCATGTCATGGGAACAATTTTGCGAGCACGTCGGGGTGAGCAGGCGGTGGGTCGATGAACAGTTAGTTGATTTGAGGCCATTTAAAGCAGAATTTCTGGAGGATTTCCTCCGGTTTTCTGAAGTGCCATTAAATAAAATTAAATACTTAGGTGAATCAATTGCGGAGGGAACCTCCGGAATTCAGGACAACGCCATTATCTATAACGGTGAAACCATCCCCCTGGATCCCGAGCACAAAGACGAGATCCAGGCCCTTCTGGAAAAACTCGAAGAATCCAGCAAACAGCAGCTTGAAGAAAAGGACGCCGCGATCCGGGCCAAGAACCGCCTCCTGAAATCCAAGGAAGACCTGGTCAATAAGATGGAGCGGGAAATCAAACGCCTCGAAAAGACCGTCGATCTGGAGCCCCTCTCGGAAGAGGAACAGGAGGCCGTCGAAATCCTCCGAAAGATCCAGACGGATTTCACGGAGGGTATCTTCACCATCAAAAAGAAAATCCCCTACGACAAGGCCCCGACGGTCGCCCTCCGGCAGCTCTACTTTTTATACATCTACATTTCGAAGGTCTGCATGGACGAACGGCTCGCGCTCTTCGATGTGTGGAAGGACGCCGAAGAGGTTCCCTGGGAAATCACGGAGGAGGAACTGCCGTCGCCTGACGTCCTCATCGAAAATATGCCTCTCGGAGGGAAGAAAATCGCCGACAGCTACCGGAAGAAGATGAACGAGAGAAAAGGCGGAAAGGGCAAATAGAAAATGGCGGTCTCCGAGACGATCCTCAACCACATCCACGAGAGCTTGCGCGACCGTTCAAACGGCGAAGTCTCGAATAAAGCAAAGGAGCTTGCGGAGCATTATGGGGTCTCGGTCCAAACGGTATTCCGGTGGGCGGCCATGAAGGGGCTCAGGTGGCGAAAAGAGAAGTCCACCAAGGGGACATCATCCGTATCCAGAGACGCCGCCGTCAAGGCCGGGGCGCTCCTCATGATAGCGAAGAGGTCGTCGAAGGACATCCCGCTTCCGGCCTGCGACGCGAAGGAGATCCTCGACGAGTCGGGGCTCGACACAGGCGGGGTTACCGCGTCCTGGTTCCGCGCCCGGATGAGAAAGGAAAGGGTCTCCGCGAAAGACATCCTCCGGCCCGCGCCTCACCAGCGGTTATTAAGCGATCATCCGAACCACGTCTGGCAGTTCGATGTGACGAACTGTATCCAGTACTTCCTCGATGAAAAGAAGGGCATGGGGGAGCGGGACGCCGACATGGAGCTCTACAAAAACAAGATCGTGAAGACAGCCAAGCAGATCCGGAAGGAACTCCTGAGATACGCCGTCGTCGATCACTGCACCGGGGTGTTCTACTTCCGCTATTTCTACGCCTCCGGCGAGCGCGCTATCGACGGCTCGCAGTTTCTCTTCGAGGCCATGCGGCCGAAGGACGAACTCATCGAGCGTATCTGGAACGGCGCCTCAGCGCCCAAGGTCGGAAAATACCGGTTTCAAGGGGTGCCCTTTGTCCTCGTGGCCGACAGGGGTTCCATCGCTGCGGCCAAGGCCAATCAGAACCTCTTCGACGCGCTCCGGATCAAGCTTGAACCCCACCTTCCGGGAAACCCTCGGGCAAAGGGTGCTATCGAGGGCCTGATGAAAATCATCAACCGCTTCGAAGGCCGTCTGAAGCTCGACCGTCCCTCCGACCTGGACGATCTGAACCGCCGGGCGCTCGACTGGTGCATCGGGTTTAACGGGACCAAAGACATGCGCGGAGTTGCCCCGCGGTCCATCCTCTGGAGCAAGATCACCGAGACCGAGCTTCGCCTCTGCCCGGATGAGACCCTTTACCGATTGCTCATCCGCGAGCCGGAGATCGAAAGGACTGCGGACGGAAGCCGGATCATCAAGGTCGATAACCGGTTTTACAGGATCGAGGACCCGAACGCCGCCTACCAGAAAGTCAAGGTCGTCCGCCATCCCTACGAGTATCCGAATATCGAAGTCCATTTTAACGGCTTCGTCTGGCTCTGCCAGCCGATTCCCCAGGATGAATTCGGCAGGCTCACCATCGGCACGCACTACGGGGAATACAAGGACATCAAGCATACGGAGGCCCAGAAGGCGAAGACGGAAATGGAAAAGGTCGCCGCAGGATGGGGGATCAAATTCAAGGGCGCGGGCGAAAAGCGAATCGCCGAGGCTGCGCCCGTCGGGCACGCCTCGCCGCTCCAGGTCTTCGGTCACCAGGCGGACAAGGTCGGGAACGTCGAATTCATGAACAAGAAGGGCACGCCCCTCGATGTCAAGGAGCCGGAGCTCCCCGCAAACAGACCGCTGCGGATGGACGCAGCCGAGGTATCTCGCGGCATTTCGTCGAGGAGGATCTCTGTCGTCGAGTTTCTCAAAAAACTCAAAGACGAGATTGGTGTTGTCAGCCCTGCCCTTAACCAGGCGATCCGGGAGCGATACGGTTCAGGCATTGAAATTAAAGAAGCGGAGGAGGTGATCGGAAAGATCCAGGACGGCACGTGGCTTAACGAAAACGAAGCGATTCATTCAACAGGATAGCGGAGGTGGAAAGTGGGAAGACCAAAAGTAGCGGTAAAGGCAATCACACCCTATCAGATGTCATTTGAACCCATTGTTCTGAAAGGGTTGGTTATCGATTGCGGAATAAGTCAGTCCAGGATCGGCCAGGAGACGGGGCTGTCGCGAACCTCGATCAACCTGGCGCTTAATCGCGGGTACATACCCAAGATCCATCCGACATTCAAACCCGCCGTAGAAGAGATGCTCGAGAAGGATCAACGGGCCATGCAATGGCTCATCGAACGGGGCTTGAAAGCGTCCGATATCTGGATGCCCCTCGGCAAAGACATGCGAAACGCGGTGCCGTCGGGAAGCTCTTTAAAATCATTATCGGCCAAACGGAGGAAGGCAATAGTACCCGGCAATCCCGATCTACTTACAATTTCATGGGAGGTGGAAATGATCAGTCAGGAAGCGATGAAGCATTTCAAGATATTCAGGAACCCCTTTATCGACGACATACAAAAGGACTCGGACATTTACATGAGCGAGGATCACCGCTACATCGAGGCGGCCATGATCGACGCGGCGAAGCACGGCGGATTCCTGGCCGTGATCGGCGAAGTCGGCTCCGGGAAAAGCGTCATGAGGAGGAAGGTTGTCGAGCAGCTCCGGAAAGACGGCGATGTGATCGTCATTTACCCGCAGATGATCGACAAGACCAGGGTGAACGCCGCGAGCATCTGCGACGCCATCATTATGGACCTCTCTGAGCAGAAGCCGAAAATAAAGCTGGAGCAGAAAACCCGCCAGGTCCACCAGCTCCTCCTGGAGCGGGCGAAGCAGGGCTTCCGGGCCGTCCTCATCATCGAGGAGGCCCACGACCTTCACACGAGCACCCTGAAGTACCTGAAGCGGTTTTACGAGCTCGAAGACGGCTATCGCAAGCTCCTGGGCATCATCCTGATCGGCCAGGTGGAATTGAAGCACCTCTTCAACGAGACCACCCATATCGAGATGCGGGAGGTCATCCGGCGGATCCAGGTGGCGGAGATCCGGGGGCTGAACGGGAACATCAAGCAGTACCTGGCCATGAAGTTCAAGCGGATCGGCGCGAAAGTCGAGGACCTCTTTACTGACGGTGCGCTCGACGCCCTGGCTAAGCGGCTCACGACGCGGGACCGGCAGAATAAGACGATCTCCCACGCCTACCCGCTCATCGTCAATAACTACACCGCCAAGGCGATGAACGAGGCCTACGAGATCGGAGAGAAGAAGGTCACCGAAGACGTCATCATGAAGATATAGCGAGATCGTGAGAGGAGGTGGAAAGATGGCAATCAAGCAGACGGCGTTATGCGACAGATGCGGAGAGCTGATCGTCGGAGACGGCTACAGCGCCGCCTTTTACGTCGGCAGCCAGGGAGCGACGATCAAGGTGAAGGCGGAGATCGCACTCCACGAAGTGGGAAATAAACATTTTTGCGGGAAGACCTGCCTGGTGAAAGAGATCGGGGACACGATCGACGGTCTTTCGAATGCAAGACAGAAGGAGGAAAAGAGATATGGCATCATTGGGCGAAATCGAAAGACTGACCAAGGGCTTTGCCGAAGGACGTAATGAACTCTCGGCCCGCGTCCGCGCCCTGGAGGAGGAGATCCAGGCGGTCAAGAAACGGCATATTTCGGGCATCAAGAGAATCGTCGCCGTGGTGATGGAAAGGCAGCATACCCTCAAGGCGGCACTGGAAGAGAGCCGCGACCTTTTTCTTAGGCCGAAGACCAAGATCCTGCACGGGATCAAGATCGGTTTCCAGAAGGCGAAAGGGAAAATCTCCTGGACCGACGACGAGCAGGTGGTGAAGCTCATCAAGAAACATTTTCCGGAGCAGCAGGACATTCTGATCAAGACGGTGGAGAAACCCGTCAAGGACGCCCTGCAGCAGCTCACCGCCGCGGACCTGAAACGGCTCGGCGTTACCGTTGAGGAGACGGGCGATCAGACCCTCATCAAGAGCACCGACTCGGAGATAGACAAGTTCGTGGACGCCCTTCTGAAGGACGACGAGGAAAGGATGCCGAGGGAGGCTGCGTAGCCTTGGATCAACTGGCCTTTAATTTCGAACTGACGAGCGAGGAGCGGCATGTCCTCGGCCTGCTGAAGAAAGGTCGGGCCAATGCCGTCTCCGTCAGGGACCTGGCCGTCAAAACGGGATTGGGCGGCGTCGCCGTGAGGCAGATCGTGCGCTGTCTCATCATGGAGCGGGGGATTCTGATCGCATCGTCGGTCGGGGATCCTCCCGGTTATTTCATCGCGGAGACGGCCGACGAGATCTTATCTGCCACGAAGAGTCTCCGCCATCGCGGGATTATGATCCTCATGCGGGCCGCGAGGCTCCAGAAAGCATCGGTCGAGCTTGTCTTCAACCAGGCCCGACTTGAACTGGAAGAAACGAAACGAGGAAAGGAAGAGCAATGAGATTAATAAAACCCCATTTTGAGATCATTACGGATATTGACGACGCGTTTATTCTTATGAGAATCGAAGAGGCCGGGCGCACCTGTTATAAATCGGAAAACAGAATATGCCCCAGATCTGCAGAGGGATTTGTTGACCGCATCATAAGAAGCGGCCATGAATCTGTGATCGAACACGAAAGCCTATCTGTACGTTTCATCTGTGATCGCGGGGTCACTCATGAATTGGTCCGCCATCGCCTCGCCGCATTCAGCCAGGAATCTACAAGGTATTGCAATTATAAAGGCGGGGTGACTTTCATCATCCCGCCCTGGGTCAACATTGAACCAGGAGAATATACATGCACAAACGCCACCATAGAAGACGGAACCTACGGAGATCGCCTTTGGTTTAAGGCAATGCTGGATGCCGAGGAAGCTTATCAGAATCTTCTTCAACAGGGCTGGTCTCCTCAGAAAGCCAGGTCCGTTCTTCCCAACTCACTCAAGACTGAAATCGTCATGACGGCAAACCTCCGGGAATGGCGGCATGTATTGAGACTCCGCACATCGCAAGCGGCGCATCCTCAGATGAGAGAGTTAATGGTCCCGCTCTGCTACGATTTTAATCGCAGGCTACCCGTGATATTTGAAGACATTGCAATTGAGGCGGCTTGATGAAATTTAAATGCCCCTACTGCCGGAGAGAGTGCAATTTCCAGGACGTCCAGGCGGACAGCGACATGGCGGCGGTCTTTCAGATGATCCCCGGCTTCGGGCGGCACTTTACTCTCGTCTGGGCCTACGTCCAGCTTTTCAGCACCACGCTGCTCCGGATGAAATCGAAGAAGCTCCGGATCCTGGTGGGCGAGATGCGGGACCTCTTCCAGGAAGAACGTTTCGCCTATCAGAAAAAGCTCTACCGGATCTCAAACGAGGGCACGGCGAAGGCCCTGGACATCGTCGTCCACCGGAATTTCGAAACGCCTTTGACGAATCACAATTACCTGAAGACCGTCATGATCTCCATCGCGGAGGAGGAAGCGAGGATGGCAAGCGCTCAGGCGGAGCGGGATCTGAGGCGGAAGGAAGGGCGGCTCGCGTCGGGGCAGCGGGATCATGAGGCCGCGGAGACAAACCTCAAACAGGTCAGGGCGGCCATCGAGGCGATCAAATGAAGCCGATTGAAAAGATCCAGGTCAAGCTGATTCACATCGCTAAAGCCCAGATCGGCATGGATGAAGACGATTATCGCCTGATGCTCAGTGGGCGCTACGGGAAGAAATCCTCGAAGGACCTCGCCTACGGGCAGGCCCACGACCTGATCGAATTTTTCAAGACTCTCGGCTTCAAGCTCGAACCGAAAAAACGGGAACGAACGGCGAAGCGGCCAGCCCCCGGCAGGCTTCCCGGTAACGTCGTCGTCCTTGCCAGCCGCAGGCAGATCAACTTGATTGAGATCCTCAAAGAGCGCGTCGCCTGGCGCTATTCAGACGGCTACGAGCGATGGCTTTCAAAATTCCTCAAGGCGTCCCCCGTCCGCACGGCGAGCGAGGCGAGAAAGGTCATAGAGGGATTGAAGGGATTGATAGAAAACCAATACACAAACAAGGGCGGCATTTTCAATAATCAAAAAGCGAGGAGGTTCTGAAATGGTCGTCGTTGCATTCATCATCGGTTTTGGAGCGGGCGCCGCCGTCGCGGCCTTTGTCATCGTCATGCTCCTTGCGGCCCACGAGGCGGAGATGCTCATCGAAAAAAAGAAGGAAGAGGCGACAAACGAGAAAAGAGTGGCCGAACTCAAACGCGCAACCAGTCTGAAACGGGCAAAAATATGGAAAAGTGGCTAAGCGAGATTGCGATGGAGATCTCCGCCGAATGTCTCCCCGAGTCTTACCAGGCGCTGGCGGAGATCATAGGCGTCGAGAACACGCTCAAGATCGCCCGCTCATTGGGAGGGCTCGTCTATTACTATCCGAAGCTCGACAACCTCCTGCAGAAAAAACGCGACGACCGGATCCGGCGCGAATTCACCGGCTGCAACCACAAGGAGCTTGCGATAAAGTACGGGCTCACCGAGCGCTGGATCCGCGAGATCGTCCAGATCAAACCCTCCCACGATCAGACCAACCTCTTTTGAAGTAAAACTGTGAAGCGCTTCACAAGACTTTTCTAAATCTCATCCGGTAAAACATCCCCTACACCATCACCTCCTGTTGATAGGCCATCGGCTGCGGCAGAAAAACAAGGCTGCCGCGGCCGATGGCCGAAAGGAAACAATATGGAAGACGTACTCATCGCAATCATGCGGAAGGTTTTATTCATGGTGATTCTTTATGGGGGCTACGTGCTCTTCGACAAGCTGGAGCTGCGTGGCTTCGTAACCAGGGAGGTTCTCAAAGGCGATGCGAAAGCTGTTGCCCTTATTCTCGGTCTTCTTTCTATTGCTATTGCCCTTGCTTGACGCCCATGCGTGGAGTGCGAAGTACGATCTTTATTTCAAGCGATGGGGGCAGGTCTATTTCCCGTTCGAGAACTGGAAGCGCTGGAAGGCCCAGGGGATCGCAGAGAGCAATCTGAATTCTCTTGCCCGTTCCAGGTGCGGCGCTCTCGGAGTGATGCAGTTGATGCCCGCAACGGCAAAGGAGCTTGGTGTAAACCCTTATGATCCAGAGTCGAACATCAGGGGCGGGATAAAATACGACGCAAAACTCTACAAGATTTGGGCGAAGATCCCCATCAAGACGGAACGCTTCAACTTCACCTACGCCTCGTACAATGCCGGACCCGGCTGGATCATAAAGGCTTCCAAAATGGCTCAGAGTATCGAATGGAGCGCCGCAGCCGAAAAGCTTCCGCTTATTACCGGAAAACACGCCGCCGAGACGACGGGCTACGTAAAGAAAATAAACAGCATTTACAGGCAGATTCAATCGGGAGCGTAAATGCTTATGAAAGCGAAAATAATCATCGGTGCGGCAGCTCTGGTTCTGATCATCGTCCTCTGTGGCACCGCATATTACTACAAAACAGAGTACGCCATGGCAAAAAAAGAGCTCGCGATCTCTCAGGAGGCGAACGAGAAAAACAAAGAGACGATCGACGCTCTCAAAAAGGAAGTAAAAAATACTTTGGCCAGCGCGGATAAGAGGTTGCAGGCGAAGGACGAACTGGTGAGGCGCCTCCAGGAGATAGACAGCTTGACGGGGGAAATTGATGAAAAGAAGGGTTCTGCTATTGGTGCTGATCCTCTGCTTGACCGCCTTAATGGCATGTTCCCATCAGGTGGTAAGGACGGAGTACGTTAAACAACAGATCCCTGCCGTTCCTGCTGAACCGAATTATTACCCGGTGAAATGGGGCAAGGGAGCGGACGGGACGTATTTCGTGGATCAGATGAGCGCGAAGAATCTTCTCAAGAACATGGAGTTGATGAAAGGCTACCAGAAGGATTTGAAGACTATCCTCCTGGACCTCAAAGAGGCGAAGTAAATGGACGAGTGCGACATGGCCGCCGAGCGGGAAGAACATTACCGGGACGTGGCCATCCGTCAGGCGCGTACGGCGAGTTCCGAAGAGGAGCCCCTGTACGACAGCGAAGGCAAGCGGATCTGCGTGGAGTGCGAAAAAAGGATCCCCCAAAAGCGCCTGAAGGCAAATCCCCGGGCGGTACGATGCGTCGAGTGCCAGGCGAGGAAGGAGCGGGACCATGCCGGATTGGGCTGAGATCATCAAGGCGCTCTGTTTCTGGGGACCGGGGGCCGTAATCGCGGGCCTCATGATCCTCGCCCTCTACAAGCTCGCGAAGAACATCGGTCTCGAATTCGTAAGCGCGCAACGCAGCCAGGCCGAGGCCCTCGGCAAACAGGCGCAGAGCATGGAGGGTCTTCGCGAGTCCATTCAGGGGTACATCGTGAGGGAGAGCAAGGAGCACCGGGAGATCGTCATCCTGCAGAAAGTCATCCTGGACAGAATCGAAAACTTAGAGGGCATGCGAAATGGATCTCAAGAAAGAACGATATCGGCGCATCAGAGGCGCGATGCTGAAGCTGCTCGCCTGCGAGCATCCGGGACCGATTGACGAAAAGAACCTGCATTACCTCCTGGAGGACTTGAGGTACGTCATCACCGAGGAAGAGTGCGAAAGCCACGTGGCCTATCTCGAGGGGAAGGGCTTCGTGAAACGGGACCACAGGAAGACGGGATCCATCGAGCTCAACATGTTCACCATCACCCCGACAGGACTCGATGTCCTGGACGGCTTTATCGCCGACGTCGGGGTCGACGTGAAGTTCTGAGGCGTATGCAATGGCAGGGAAAAGCTACCTCGCGGAAAACAGGGAACTCACTTATCGCACATGGCGCGAATGCGGGCAGAACATCGAGCTTACGCTCAGGACCCTGAAAGAAAAGCACGGCCTTCCGATCACCAAGCCGACGATCTACGGCTGGATCGAGAAATACAACTGGAAGGACCGGGCGGCCAGGGCCGAGACGGAGGAACGCAAGGCGAACGATGTCGTGGTGAGCGATGAGGCCCGGATGGTCCTCGATCTCGAAAAGCAGAAGGGAAAGTACGAGCGCTATTTCGACTCCCTGGGAGAAACGGCGACCGACACCCAGGCCATGTACGCTTATACGAATCTCGTGAAGACGATCATCGACGTCAAGACCCGGATCGGCGCGTACAAGGCGAGCCTCTTTCTGGAGTTTCTTCGGGACATGATCGATTGGCTCTCAAAACACGATCCGGAGGCCGTCCCGATCCTGGAGAGGAACTTCGACGACTTCATCGCATTTGCCAGGGAAAAATACCGAGGCGGATGATGTTCGGCAAAGACGCCCGTAAAAAGCCCCAGGGCGTTTTGGGGGTACTTCCCATCAAGGTTTTAATTGACACTGTTTATAAACATGTCAACGGCGGCCACAGAGGCATTTCCAGAAGGTAGCTGAGGTATTTTATGGCGCTCGGCGCAAAAGAAAAGAAATTCGACCGGGAAATCGAGGCCCTGAGAGCCCTGATCCAGTCCAAGGCGAAGCCCTTTCAGGAGGACAAGAAAGCCCGGCGGGAAAGGATCAAAAAATCCTCCCGGGACCTCGAGTATTTCGGGCGGACGTATTTTCCGCATTACATCGAGGCGCCCTCTTCGAGGCTCCATAAGTACATCTGCACCCGCTACCCGGCGATGATCTTCCAGGCCGTGGAGACTGGACAGGGAGACCGGGAAGCCGACGCCGCTCCTCGAGGCAACGCGAAAAGCACCTGGACAACGCTCATCCTCCCGATCTGGAGCGCCGCCTACAAGTACCGGCTCTTTCCCCTCATCGTATCGGAGACGGCCTCGCAGTCCGAAGACTTCATCCAGTTCATCAAGGCGGAGCTCGAGACGAACGAGAGGCTCAAGCAGGACTTCCCGGACATCTGCGGCGAGGGGTCCATCTGGCGAGCGAACACCATCATTACGCGAAACGGCGTCAAGATCAGAGGTGTCGGCGCGGGACAGAAGCTTCGCGGCATGCGCCACGGAAGCCACCGACCCGACCTCGTCATCGGCGACGACCTCGAGAACGACGAGCAGGTGGAGTCGCCCGACCAGAGGAAGAAGCTCGAGAAGTGGTTCTTCAAGGCCCTCATGAAGATCGGGCAGCCCGACACGGTCTACATCGTCGTCGGGACCATCCTCCATTACGACAGCCTGCTTGCGAACCTCCTCAAGAAGCCCGGTTGGAAGGGGCAAAAATTCAAAGCCGTTTTGAAATGGTCGAAGTCCAGGCTCTGGGAAAAGTGGGAAGAGATCTTTGCGGACATCACTATCGGGAAGGAAGAGGCGGAAGCGGAAGCCGACGCATTCTATGTCCGGCACCAGGCGGAGATGCTCGAAGGGACGGAGGTCCTCTGGCCGGAGCGCGAAGATTACTATTACCTCATGAAGATGCGGACCTCGGAAGGTCCGGCGTACTTCGACTCGGAAAAGCAGAATGAGCCCATCAATCCCGACGAATGTCTCTTCCGGGAAGAGGACTTCGTCTACTGGGACGACGAGACGGTCGATCTTTCCGACGTGCCTCATTACGGCGTCGTCGACCCTTCGATGGGGAAAAAATCGAAGCGCCACGATCCTTCGGCGATCATTGCGGGCCGCATGAAGAACACGATCATCTACCTCGATATTGCCGATATCGATAAGCGCCATCCGGACAAGATCATCGAAGACGTTCTTTTCTACCAGGAGCGAGATTTCTTTCAGAAGTTCGGCGTCGAGTCCATCCAGTTCCAGGAGTTTTTCAAGGACACGCTCGAAAAGGAAGCTCACAAGCGGGGCCTTACCATGAACGTGGTGGAGCTAAAGCCCAACACGGATAAGTACCTCCGCATCCAGACGCTCCAGCCCTGGCTTAAAAACGGCTGGATCCGCTTCAAGCGGAACATGAGGACCCTCGTCGAGCAATTGAAGTACTACCCCATGGGCGACCACGACGACGGCCCGGACGCCTTAGAGCAGCTCAAGTCCTTGATGGAAGACACGCTCGGAATGGGAAAACCGGAATACGCGACCGTCAAGAAACGCCGGTTTGCCGGGCAAAGAGGAGCGTACTGATGGCGATTCTTTACGATCAGTTCGGAAGAGAGATCGAGATCCAGAAAAAGCCGGAGACCCGCGAGATTGCCGTCACCGCAATCCGCGACCGCTGGTCCACTTATCCCTCGTCGGGACTCACGCCCCAGAGCCTGGCCACCATCTTCAAAGAGGCCGATGGCGGCGATATCTACCGGCAGGCCGAGCTTTTCGAGGAGATGGAGGAGAAGGACACGCATCTTTTCTCCGTCCTCCAGACGAGGAAGAACGCAGTTCTCGGCCTCGACTACGATATCGCCCCTTATTCCGAATCGGCGGAGGACAAGAAGATCCGCGATTTTGTCGCCGA